GACTATACTAAGTTTTGGGTTACGGAATGGGCGAACAACTATAGCAAATACGAAAAAGAATTTGAAAAGGTATTGAGAGTTTTAAAAAAGATTGAATTTAAAAGTTTGCTAGAAGTGGGGTGTGGAATTGGAAAAAACTTGCTAATGATCAAAAGGAAATTTAAAGATGTTGAATTAAAGGGGACTGATATTAACAAACGGTTTTTAGAAATATGTCGTGGAATGTTATTGGAAGCATACGACCAAGACACAGAAAAATTGCTTTTGTTTGAAGATGTTGATGTGATTTTAAGTTATGAGCATTTACAACATCTACATCCGGATGCTTATAAAAACGCGGTTGAAAGAATAAAGTTATATGCTAAATATGTTTTAATTTATGAAGGATATAAAAGTGGTGAGGGGGTAATTAAATCCGGAGCAGGAGGAAGATGGTCACATAACTACAGGGAAGATTTTGGCGGGAGAATAGTTTACCAAAAAACTTATGTAAATAATTATATGATAATATTATTAGAGCTAAACAAATGAAAATAGATTTTGGTGGCGGTGAAACGCTAAAAAAGAAAGAAGATGGCTTTGAAGTTTGCGATATAATAATCAACAAAGATATTGAATATCCGAATGTTGATTTTAATAGCGATAGACTACCCTTTGAAGATGAAAGCTTAGATGAAGGATTTTGCAATCATTGCCTAGAACATATCAGCAATACTAAATTGTTTTTAAATGAGTTGCATAGGGTTTTAAAAAAGGATGCCAAGATAACCTTTATAGTTCCTTATGGAACTTGGGTGGGAAGTTTTAAGCCAGTTCACGTTAATCAAATAACGGAATGTTGGTTTGACTTCTTGAGAAAGGAAAGCGTTTATAGAATTTATGGCTATAAAAGATGGGATATTAAAAGAATGCTGATATCAGAAACAAAAGAATGCGAACCCTATCAATTGGAAGTAGATTTAATACCAGTAAAATGAAAAAATACAAAATAATATATGCAGATCCTCCTTGGGCTTATAGAAATATGGGGAATATCCAAGCAACCGCAAATGAACATTATTCAATAATGTCAAATGAAGATATTTGTAATTTAAAAGTAGAAGAAATAGCAGAGGATAATTCTATTTTATTTCTATGGGCAACCTTCCCAAAAATACAAGAAGCACTAGATGTTATAAAGGCTTGGGGATTTGAATATAAAACTATCGGATTTAATTGGGTAAAGACCAATCCTAAAAACGGAAAACCTTTTTTTGGAGTTGGTTGGTACACAAAATCTAATGCGGAGGTATGCTTAATTGGAGTTAAAGGAAAAGCACCAAAAAAAAGCAATTCAATATCTAGTATAATTATAGAACCGAGAGGAAAGCATAGTGTGAAGCCGAACGAAGCTAGGAAGAGAATAGTAGAATTTTGTGGAGATATTAAAAGAGTTGAACTTTTTGCAAGAGAAAAAACTAAAGGATGGGATGTTTGGGGGAATGAAGTCAAAAGTGATATAAAGTTAAATTAATATAATGAAGAAAAAGAAATATAAAATATGGGGTACTCCGTGGCATCTCGCCCACAACTACGATTTATGCAAGGCACTAGAAAGAGACGCTGATTTTTATATGCTAGTAAATTATACTAGACGCTGGGAAGAGAAGCTAAGACCAATACCAAAAAATGTCCATTGGGTTATGAATTTTGAAAAAGGTAAATATGATTTTGCTATATTGCATGTTGATCAGCAATGCTCAACAGAAGGGCTAAATAAGGGGATGTTAATTAATCACATGAAAAAAACGATTAAAGCGGTTGAGCCAAAATTGCCTATTGTTTTTATAAATCATGCAACGCCAGTATATCCGGAAAATTATCAAGATGGAACAAGAGCCACAGGATATAAAAGTGAGATTTTAAGAAAGGAGATTTTAAATATCGTAGGAGATGATTTAATGATAACTAACTCAAAGCAAGCCGCTAAAGATTGGAAGCGAGGTTATCCTATATGGCATGGGATGGAAGAAAAAGAATGGATGTGCTTCGATGAGAAAGAGCCTAGAGTTGCAACCTTTATAAGCAGGGCAGGAATAGGGGATAAATATTATAACCGAAGTTATCTAGTCGCAGTTATGGATGAGTTAAGAGATAGATTTGGGATTAGCTTGCAATGGATAAATACGGATGGATGTTTTAATGCTAAAGACCACAAAGACTATAAGGAATTTTTGGGGAAAACATTATTATATTTTAATCCAACATTTGCTTCTCCAATGCCTAGAACAAGAACGGAAGCAATGCTAAGTGGATGTTGCGTTTTGACTACACCCCACCATGATGCAGATGAGTTTATAGAAGATGGAGTTAATGGCTTTTTAGTACCGCATAATGATCCAAGAGGAGTTGCAGAGAATATTAATATTTTATTAAAAGATGGTTATAAGCAAGCGAAGGAGGTTGGAATGAGAGGAAGGGAAACAGCGATAAAGACTTTCAACAGAGAAAGATACCGGCAAGATTGGTTAGATTTTATAAAAACTCAATTATTAAAATAATTATATGAAAATTCTTGGAGTTCCTGTATGGGCGTTAGTATTAATAATCTTATTGGGGTTTATATTTTGTCTTCCGGGATTAATTACATTTTTTTCTTTAATTTAATTATATGAAAGTAGGGATATTATTGTTCGAACAATATCATCAAATGAAAAGTGCCGGTTCATCAAGAATCAGAGGTCGTTGGATTATTGATAACTGGGATGAAGCAGAGCAGTTTCAACAGGGGATGGACTATAATGTTCTTATTTATCAGAAAGTTTTCTGGAAAGAACACGCAAGAGGATTTAAAGGATTAAAGATATTAGACTTATGTGATCCTGATTGGCTAGACGGAATGGAGGTCGTGAACTTCCTAAAGGATGTTGACGTTATCACTTGCTCATCGGAAAGATTGAAAGAAAGTATTGAGGCGTTCACAGATAAGCCAGTCTATTTTATACCTGATAGAATTGATTTAACGACAATCCCTAAGCCAAAGGTTCACAAAGGCAAAGCTAAGAAGTGCGTATGGTTTGGGTATTTTCACAATATAGAAATGCTAGAGCAGGCCTATCATAAAATAAAGCAAGAGAACATGACGTTAAAAGTAATCAGCAACGGAAATCTAAACATTAGAGAATGTAATATAGAAAATGTCAAGTGGGAAGAAACCACAGTCAATGACGAGATTCAAGAAGCAGATTTTGTTTTAATGCCCGAATATAAAACTGGAAGATTCGAATACAAAAGTAATAATAAGATAGTTTATTCTTGGGCTTTAGGTTTGCCAGTAGTAACTAACCCGGAAGAATTTGAAAAGTTTATGAATGAAGAAGAAAGGATTAAGGAAAGTGAAAAAAGATTAAAAGAGGTTAAAGAAAAGTATGATGTCAAATTAAGTGTGGAGGAGTTTAAAAAAATAATTAAATAAAATAAAATAATGGAAATCACAAGCGAAGAATCAGCACAAGAACATTTAGATAGAATTAATAAAAAAATACATGGGAGATAAAAAAGAAGAAATAAAACCATATAGCAAGAATGCCAAAAAACATCCCGATAAACAACTAAGGCAAATAGCTAATAGCTTAAAAGAGTTTGGATGGCAACAACCGATAGTAGTTGACAAGGAGGGGGTTATAATAGTTGGGCATGGAAGATGGGAAGCCTATAAACGATATCCGGAAGGAATAAAAGATCTGTGGATAAAAAAAGAAGAAGCCTTAACATCAATGCAGGTCAAGGCATATAGGCTAGCAGATAATAAATTGAATGAGAGTGATTGGGACATGGAAATAGCGATTGAGGAGTTAAAAGAGTTGCCGGAAGACCTATTTAAATTAACTGGCTTTGATATGATAGACGAGGATGAAAAAATTGATGGTGATGTTGAATTTACAGACGAGATTTTAAACGAAAATAATTATGTTGTATTTAAGTTTAATAAAGGGATGGACTTTAATGTTGTGGAAAATTTTTTAGAGTTAAAAACAACTCTAGCTCTTGACTCGAAGAAAGGATATAGGAGAGGAGGAGTTGGGCGAGTTGTTGACGGAAGCAAATTATTAAAATTAATCGAAGATGCAAATAGCAATTCCTAGTTATGGCAGAAGTGCAAAATGTATAAGTGCAAAGATGTTTTCAAAGGCAGTTATCTTTTGCCATCATTTTGAAGTTAAAGAATACGAAAAATATAACAAGAATGACATTGTTGGAATACCGGATGAGTTAAAGGGAAAAGGAATGGCAGTGATTAGGAATTATATTTTAGACAAATTGAAAGATTACGAAATTTTGATGCTAGATGATGATATAAAAAAGGTCGGATATTATGACAATTGCGAAATGAAAGAAATGAACGAAGAGGAATTTTATTATTTTGCGGAAAATGCTTTTAGGATGACAAGAGAACTAGGAACTAAACTATGGGGGTTAAACTTGCAAACAGATAAAAAGTTCTATAGAGAATATAGCCCACTTAGTTTTAGTAGTGTTGTGCTTGCTCCTTGTTTCGGAATAATTAAAGATGAAGAAATTAGGTTTGATGAAAAGCTTGGATTAAAAGAGGACTATGATTATTCAATTCAGATTTTAAAAAAGTATAGAAAGATATTAAGGTTTAATAAATACCATTATCAATGCGGACATATCAATCTCAAAGGTGGATGCTCGAATTACAGAACAATGAAGAAAGAAGAAGATCAAGCAATGCAATTAAGGAAAAAGTGGGGGAGTGCTATCATAAAGATTAAAAGGAGAACGCAAGGGGGAAACATCTCAATAAACCCCGTTGTTATTAGTCCGATAAGAGGGATATAGCTATGAAGAATAAAAAAAAGAAAAGGAAACCAACTAAGGCATTAGTATTATATGAGGCTCAACTGGAAATATTAAATAGCTGGAAGCCATACAGATATATTAATGTTGGAAGAAAGAAAAAAATAACTCCGGATGTTGTGCGAATGTTAGAGCAAGCGTTTTCGGTTGGTGCCACGGTTTGCGAGGCTTGCATGTATGCTAACATTGGAAGATCGACCTTTTATGACTTTCTAAGGGACAATCCGGAATTTTCGGACAGAAAAAAAGAGTTAATTAAAAAGCCTATACTAAAGGCAAGAATGTCAGTAGTAGCGGATCTAACAAACGTCGAAACAGCTAAATGGTTTTTAACAAAGAAAATGAAAAAAGAATTTGGGGATAAAATCGGAGTGGATTTAAAACATAGGCTAAACAATAAGGACAGGGACAGGCTTAAGGAATTAGTCGAGATAATGAAGAATAAAGAAAATGAATGACCAACAGAGAATTAGCAAGGGAAATTGTAAGCGATTATTTTAATAATGATAAAGGTGATCCGTTTATTTTAACTGATGGTCAATGTGATATTTTCAATAGTATATTTTTAAAGGAATATAGAAGAACTCAAGTAATAGCTTGTACTCAATATGGCAAATCAGAAGTGGTGGCAATGGCATTGATTTTGAGAAGTCAGACCTTTGAAGAAAAGTGGGCTATAGTAACTGGGAGTCAGCCAAAGAGTGATATTATCATGGAGAAGGTTATACAACATACTTTTGATGATAGCAGATTAACAAGCGAATTGGATATTGATAGCACAGAATTATTAAATAGACTAAAAAGAGAGAGGAGTAAAAAGAATTTAACTTGGAAATGTGGAGGAGGGATAAGAACATTCACAGCAGACGCAAGAAATAGGCAAAAAGTAAAAGAAGCATTAATGGGGTTTGGAGCAGAAAACATTGTTGAAGATGAGTCAGCTTTAATTCAAGACGATTTACAATCAACAGTTTTAAGAATGTTAGGAGGACACGCTGGCGGATATTTGGTTAAAATAGGAAACCCCCTTTACCGAAACCATTTTAAAAAAACTTGGGACAGCCCAAAGTATGAAACGTTATTTATAGATTATAAACAAGGATTAAGAGAGGGCAGATATACAGAGGAGTTTATCGAGGAGATGAGAGGAGAGGCATTTTTTGATAACTTGTATGAGTGTAAATTTCCGGACGAGGATGAAATTGATTTAGATGGTTATAGGAGATTAATATCAGAAGAAGAACTTAATAAGGCATTAGAGAAAGTTGACCATAAGGGAGATAAGAGCTTAGGATTTGATGTTGGTGAGGGTGGGGATGAGAATGTCGGCGTAGAACGGAGTAGAGCATACGCTGAAATCGTCCACGTTAGCCTCACGAAGGATTTAATGGCTACAGCTGGGGTTGTTATCAAATTATTAGAAGACCACGCTTTAAAACCGCTTTTAGTCTTTTTGGATGCAACGGGAATAGGGGCAGGGGTAGGATCAAGAATAAAAGAATTAGGCAAGGAGATTAATTGTGTTAAGTGGGCGAGTAAAGCGATTAAAGAAAAGACTTTTGCAAACTTAAAGGCGGAGAATTTTTGGGATGCAAGAGTTTGGATAAAAGAGGGAGGCAAATTAAACCCTGATGATGATTGGAGTGAGTTATTAGTAATTAAATATAAAGTAAATAGTAGTGGCAAAATAATAATTAAAAGCAAGGAGGAGATGAGGAAGGAAGGAATAAAATCTCCTAACATTGCAGATGCATTGGCATTAAGTTTTGGAAAGGGCGAGGAAATGCCGGATGTGTTGGAAATATAAAAAGGGTTATATAAAGCTAAATACCCCATCTTCTCATCTCTATATGCAGGGGAGGGGAGAGAAGGGAAGACGTAAAACTTGATTTTAAATTAGAAATATGGTATAATAAGATAATATTTTAAATAATGGGGGACTTATTTATATGAAACTAATAGAAAACTTAAAGGGGTACTTTAAACAAGAAGAAAAAGAAGAAACAAAACAAGAACCAAAGAAAATAAATACTAAAGGAGAAGCAACAGTTTTTGTTGATCCAGTTTTTAACGAGGTTGCACCATCACACAATCAAGATAAATATTTAACCGAAGGAGTTAGAAGTTGGGCTTTTATTGCTATGTCAGCGATAGCAGATGAAATTTGTACCAATCCAGTTAAGCTGTTGGACAAAAAAACAAAGAAAGAAGTTGGAACTCACCCAGTATTGGAGTTAATTAATAACCCAAATAAACTTCAAACGAAAGAAGAATTTTTGTGGACAGTTTCCGTTATGCTTTTAGCAGGGGGAGAAGTTCCTATCCTTGTTGACTTTCCTAAAGAGCCAAAGGAGATGGTTGTTTTAAACCCATCAAGATTAAAGGTTTTCTTTACGGACGGAGAAGTAAAAAAATATAAATATAGAATGGATAGCGGAACGGACAGAGAGATTGAAGAAGAAAAAATAATTTTTATTAAACTACCAAATATACTAACTCCTGTTAGAGGGAAAGGAGTGTTAAGTTATATTGTTCAAACATTAGATATTGATTATTTCATAGATGAATATTTAAGATTGTTTTTCTATAATGATGCAACGCCAAGAGGAGTATTGGAAACTGATCAGAAACTAGACCAAGATATTTTAACTAGGCTGAAGGAGCAATTTAAAAGATTATATCAAGGCGTAAGAAATTCAAACAAAATGGCAATTCTTGAGAAAGGGTTAAAGTTTAAACCAATTTCGGCTGGTTTTTCTGATGCTTTTTCTGATCAAGTTAATTCAGCAATAAGAGATAAGATTTTCGCAGCCTTTAAAGTGCCTAAGTCAATAGTTGGGATAACAGTCGATAGTAGCAGAGCTAATGGATCAAATGACAATATTGTTTTTTCTAGGAGAGCAGTTAAACCGAAATTGATTATGATACAATCAGAATTAAATCAATTTCTATTACCAATGTTTAGCGGAACGGAAAATAAAGAATTGATTTTTGAAAATCCAGTAATTGAAGATAGGAAGATCGAAGCAGAAATACATAGTATTTATGTAACAAGTGGTGTTATGTCGATTGAAGAAGTCAGGGACGAGTTGGGATTAAAAAAGGATGCACAAAGAGAGACTCCAAAAGATGAGCCTAAAAAAGAAGAACCAAAGAAAATAGTTAAGGGAGAGAAAAGAGATGTAATTGCAGACTTGATAGCCGACTTAGTTAAGGAGGATATGGTTTATAAAGAAGTTTTTACAAAAGATGAGCTGGATAGATACCATAAGGAGAAGGTTGTTTTTTCGGAAGCGGTTGAATTAGAATTTAAAGATAAGTTAATAAAGTATTTTGGAAAGCTAGAGAACAGATATGTCAAGAAATTAAACAATAAAAGTCTCAAAAGTATTAAGCAGCAAGAAGATATTTTGGATTTAACAAAATTAGAAATTGAGATTGAAGCAAAGGAGATGGAAAGACTAGCGGAGCCATATATGATGAAAGCTTTGCTAAGGCAGAGCAGTTTGACATTCGCCTTAATAGGTGTTGATGACAGATTTAATTCAACGGATAGTTTCGTAAAAGAATTTATTAAAACTAGCACATTAAAACTAGGCAAGAGTACATCAGAAACGACTAGATTAAATGTGGAAAGCATTTTGAAAAAATGGAATGAAGCAGATGGGACAACTAGAGACTTAAGAAAATCACTAAGGTTCTATTTTGGAAATGCACAAAAGACTAGATCAGAAACCATAGCTAGAACTGAAATATCAAGATCAGCCGGATTTGCAACTAATGAGGTTTATAAAAAAACGGGAGCAGTTGGAAAAACTTGGATAACAGCTAAAGACGAGAGAGTTTGCCAGTTCTGTTCTTTGATGGATGGCAAAACTATCCCTATCAATAGAAACTTTTGGAATAGTAGTGATGACATGGTCGGGGCAGAATTAGGTAAATTAAGTTTTGATTTTGGATCGATAGCGAATTATCCTTTGCATCCACAATGCCGGTGTGATTTGATCCCAGTTTATTCTACTCGTGAAATTCCTAGAAACCCGTTTAGTTATAAAAAGGATAGCAAGAAAAGAAACGTAAAAAGAGATGAGCAAAAGGAAAAAGAAATAACTTTGGATAACAAAATCGAGGAAACAAAAAGAATAAAAAACAAACTAAGCAAAGATATGCATACTCTTTTTAATGAGAAAAAAGAATATAGAGATGAAGCTAAAAACTTAAAAGAAGAACTAAATAAAATTAATAAAGTTTTAGATGAAGAAGGACTTAAAAAAATTAAGACTAAAGATTAAGGAAGCTAAAGAACGACAAGAAAAAGAAGTGAAACATAGTGAAGTTATTAAAGAGATTGAAAAGGTTGGCAAGGAAGTAAGGAAAAAGAGTGAGGTAGTCGAAGTTTCCAATTTCCCGAAACAAAGAGCTAGAAGATTACTTCAACATCATTCCTATCAAAGAGCCTAAAGGCATCAAAATCACATTCACACCAAGATTAATAGGCGATTACGCTTACGTAAGAACTCACGACGGACGATGGCTAAACCACGAAGAGCCTAAGATAGCAGTCTCTAAGTGGATAGCAGAACAGGTAAACTCCGACACTATAATAGGGAACGGAACACACAAGAGATTTAAGAATTTAAATATAAAACGAGACATAGATATATTAATAGAAGGCAACAATGAAACTAACAAAAACATCAAAGAGACCATCAAAGAAGCCAAGAAGAGGACGAAAGGCAAAATCGTCTGGTTTGGACGTTCTACGATACCCATTCAAGGGGTCGAATGTATCAATAACCCCTCTATTAAAGACATACCGAAACTCTATAACAGGAGCAAAACGCTTCTTAAAAAAAGCAAAGATGACCCCAGAATAAACAGAGATGGCAGACCAAAAGGTGCTGGTATTTCTATAACCACAGCAATCAAGAAAGAACTTGAGAAAGTGCCAGAAGGACAGAAGGCTACCTATTTAGACCTGCTAGTCAAGAAGATACTAAAGAAGGGGATAGTAGACGGAGACAACTCAACAGTAAAGAATATTTGGAACTATGTTGATGGCAAGCCAAGAGAAACGATAGGGCTAGACGGAGGGCTAGATGAAGATAACCAACCTAAGCCATTATTAGGCGGAGAATCAAATGGAATATCAAATAACAACAGCGACTTAGAAAAAAATTAACAAACTTATGCTTTTGTATTGTCCAAAATGTAACAATCTAGTTGATAAGGTTAGTGATAAATTTTCGGAGGGGGAAACTCTCCGGAGAATTTGTAATAAATGCAGTAGTGAAATATCATTTTATATCAAATATCAGGCAGTTAGCAGTTTAATAGTTACAAGGTATAAAGAAATTCAGAGAAGAAAAATTTGACAAAATGAAAAAATGAGAGTATACTGTAACTGTTTATTATAGGAAAACGGACTTCACATAATACATTTGTATTGTGTGAGATGGTAACGATTACTTTTTTCATTTTTGTTTAGTATTCGTTGCCAGCTTATACAATATAAAAAAGAGGATTACGAAAGCCTCTAGGATTACGAAAGCCTAATGACACAAAGTCATTGGGTATTTTTTAATTTTAAAAATAAAGTAATGCAAAAACTAAAGGGATATTTTAAACGAGAGAAAGGGGTAATCTCAGGGATCGCTTCAACAGAAACTCCCGATAGAGATGGGGAGAGTATAAAACAAGATGGTTGGGATTTAAAAAATTTCCTAAACAATCCAGTCATTATGGCTTCTCACAAATATTCTGAATTTCCTATAGGCAGGGCTACTGGATTGGCTATTGTTGATAGTAAGTTAAAATTTAGAATGGTGCTATCTAAAGCAACACAAACAGCTAGGGACGCTTCCGCATTAATTAAAGAAGGGATTTTAAATTCATTTAGTGTTGGTTTTATTCCAAGGACAAGAGATGAAAAAGATAGCAAGATAATAAGTAAAGCGGAATTGTTAGAGATTTCATTAGTGTCAGTACCGGCTAATCCGGAAGCAATCATAACTGCTAAAAAGTTCAAGAATAATGAGTTAGCAAAAGATTTAATAAAGACTTCCTCCGAACTTAGAAAGAAGAAAGACGGAAAAGCAGGGAGTGGTCGAAACAAAGTTGACGTGGATGTCAAGTTGTTGAAAAAGATAACGGGACATCTACAAGAACTTTGTAGTGATGTAAATAGAAAGGATGGTGTTAAAAAATGAAAAAAAAGGATTTAGAAAAAAAGACAAAGGAAGCAGCAAAATCTATTAAGAATGATTTAATCAAGGAACTTGGGTTAAAAGAATTTAAGAGTGAAATTCAAGACTCGATTAAAGACCTTAAGAAAGAATTTAAAGCAGAAAACAGAGAAAGTGTTTTGAAGGTTTTTATTTCTGATGATGTTCAAAAATCAGTTGATGAGTTGACTAAAGAGGAAAAAACTGATGCTTATGCAAGAGCTTTAGTAACTGGCGACAAGTCAGCAGTTAAAGCCTTGTCAGAAGGAACACCAGCGGATGGTGGATATTTAGTTCCACAAGACTTTTATAACAGACTAGTGACAGAAATGGGAGAACGAACAGAAATGAGAAGTAAGGTTACTGTTATTCCAATGAAAACTAATGTCTTGACAATTCCTAAGCACGATACCGGACCGGAAGTATATTGGGGTGTTGCAGAAAACGAAACGAAAACCACAACTACTATGGATTTCACACAACCAACGATCACTGCTTATAAATTAGTTTCAATAATTTATATGTCAGATGAGTTGCTAGCAGATGCCGCTTTTTCTTTGACTGATATTATAGTTAAGAAATTTGCTGAAAAAATGGCAGAAGCAGAAGAAGCAGCTATTATTGCTGGTTCTGGAGTAGCTCGACCTACTGGAATATTTGTGAACGCAGTTGTAGTTGCAGCCGCGATTGCTTGTGTTGGCAACTTAGATTTTGATGACATTATAGATTTGATTTATGCCCTACCGTTTAAGTATAGAAAAAATGCTGAATTTATTATCCACAACAACAACGTAAGAGAATTGCGTAAATTGAAGGATAGTGATGGAAGATATTTATGGCAAGAACCTGTAGCTGCTGGACAACCAGCGACTATTCAAGGTTACCCAGTATATTTAACTTATGAATGTGGCGAAGACGAGATTGCTTTTGGTGATTACAAAGAAGCTTATTGGCTAGGTGATAGACAACAGATGACTGTTAAAATCACTAATGATACTGAAACTACCTTTACTAAGGATCAAACAGCTATTCGAGTTGTTAAGAGAATTGGTGGGGATGTTATCGTTACCGATGCTGTCCGAATACTTAATACTATTCCGTAATTGTGAGTTTATATCCTCCCTCCTAGCTTTTAGGGGGAGTTATAAGAACATAATATACAAATATGAAAAAAGATAGAAGTGTTAAATTTATAAAAAATTATTTAGGAAATAAAGTTGGGGACATTGTTAAAGTTGCAAACAATGTAGCTTTTGGATTAATCGAAAGTGGGCTTGCTAAAGAGTACAAGGAAAGAAAAACATTTAGAAAGAGCAGAGTAAATAAAATGGTTGATAAAACCACTAAAAAATTAAGAAGAAAATAATGTTAGTAACACGAGATAATTTAAAAACCTTTTTAGGCATAACCGACTCTAGTAAAGATGCTTTATTAGACTTATTAAATGATCAAGTTTCTGCAATGGTAGAAAAAAAATGTGGAAGGACTTTTGATGAAACAGTTTATACGGACGAAGAATATGACGGGACGAGTGAAAAGAAATTAGTATTAAAACAGTTTCCGGTAACAGCTACTACAACTTTCAAACTTGAAAGAAATTGGGCAACTGACAATTCGGATGATTGGGAAGAAATTGATACTGATGATTATTGGGTAGATAACAACGAGGGAATAGTAACTAAGCTAACTGAATTTTTAGCAGGGAAGCAGAATTATAGAGCTACTTATTCAGCCGGTTATGGAACAATCCCGTATGATTTACAATATGTCGTGATGCAGTCGATAGGCTTATTCTTAAATAAACGAAGAGCCTCCGGATTAAAAAGCGAAACATTGGGAGATCACACAGTAGTTTTTGAGGGGATTATAGCCGAGAATGATAATTTATATAATATGATTTCTGATTATAGGAAAATACCATTATAAAAATACAATGATTTTATTAGATAGATATATAAAAATTTATAGACTGCAAGATATTGGAAACAACAAAAGAACGCTGACCACTTTGACAACTAGCATAGAGGCGACAGTTCAACAGTTAAGCAATACTAAAGGAGGACGGAGCTTTGGAAACAATGAAAAACTGTTTGTAATTTATATGGACGTAAGATTAGTCAACGAGGGTGACGAGCTTAGGGATTATGATGGAAATATTTATAAAGTTGAAGCTGGCGGGATTGAAAAAAGAAATGATGGGTTTATAGCTGATTATTTAGGCGTAATTGTTAGAAAAACAAACTAATGAAGATAAGCATAAAGCTTGATAATAAATTATTTGATAAGTTTGGTACTCTCAATAAAATATTCAAGATAAACCTTTCAAAGACAGTCAAGCAGTTAGGAGGGATAATGGTTGGGAAGGTTAAAGGACATATAACCAAAGGGACTGGGATGTGGAAAGCACCAATCGATACTGGGGCATTGAGGCAAGGGATAGGAATGAGAGCAAGCGGATTAAAGGCAGTCATTGAGTCAGCAGGCAGGACAGATTATGCAATCTATGTCCATGATGGAACTTTCAAGATGAGAAAAAGACCGTTCATGGATATAACCGCCAAAGAAGAAAAAAGATTTATAGAAAAATTTGTTGCAAGAGAAATAGATAAAGAAGTAAAAAGAATATTAAGATGAGTTTTATACAGCTAAAAAAGCAGATAAAAACAGTCGTTGACGGATTATCAGAAATCCAACAAGTGGAGGATTATCCAACGGAAGATTTTGATGGCTATCCGGCAGTTGTAATAAGGACAATGGGAGTAGAAAACGATTATGAAACTACTGATCAGAACTATGAGGAATATGTATTCAACTTATATTTAGTAGTTGAAAATTCGGAAGATATTGAAAGCAAACAAAAGACAAGAAGCTTGGTTGAGGAATTATGCGATACGTTGAGGGACGCATTCGATAGCGATGAATTTTTAGATGGAGTTTCGTTGCCTGCTGATAGGCAAATGTTAGGGATAAGACCAGCGGTTGCGGAAATAGACGAAGACGAGAATGGTAAATACGTAACTGCGACAATAGTTTTAAAATGTAGAGTTAATAAACAAGTTTAATAATTATAAAAATAACATGGCAAAATTTATAGGACGTAGAGTAGCAGTTGGAATAGCACCAGAAGCAGTTAGAGGAACTGGTGTAAGTGCAACTCATCTATTAGCGAAAACAAATTATGCACTCGAAGATAAAGCCGACAAGGCTAGGTCTGGCGAGGGAATGGGTAATATAGCAGGTGAAGGATCGCAGGCTATTGTTGCTATGCAAAAAGCAGAGGGAGAAATAGAAGCAGAATTAGGAGCAAAAAGTTTTCCAATAGTTTTGAGGTCGGTTTTGGGAAGTGCAATAAGCACAGCCGCAGAAGGGACTGGGTATAAGCACACAGTCGATCTAGCAGAAAATAATAT